AAAAACCAAGCTCAACTGATGATATGTTTGATGTTGCTGAAAAAGTTGCATTGGAATCAGGTCTTGTAGAATCTGGTGATAACATTGTTATCGTTGCTGGTGTTCCAGTAGGTACAGGTGGTACAAACACTATGCGTATCCGCACAGTAAAATAATAAACAAATAAAAAGCCTATCATATCAAGAATTTAACCTTGATGGATAGGTCTTTTTTTATTCTAAGGGGCAAGAAAGGGGCAAGTTATCAATGATTTCAACCACCTTATTTTTCATTTTGTTGGTGACGTGGGTATAAATCTTCATCGTGGTATCACTGTCATCATGCCCAACCCTGTCCATAATGGCCTTTAATGGGACGCCATTCTCAGCCAGATAGCTGACCAGCGTGTGTCTGAATATGTGAGATGATATTGGTTTATTAATCGGCTTATCCAGTCTCTTGTTAGCAGCTTGAATAGAGTTGTTGAAGGAGTTCCGTTGAAGTGGCACTCCTTTGTCGGTCACAAAAATATAATCTCTATCCATGGCCACCCAATCGTCTGATAGCGACTTGTTTAGATCACGAATCTGTATAGCTTCATCCAGCAATTCTATTTCGCGTTTAGTCAGCTTATTGCTACGGTAGCCAGCTGGCGTTTTAGGTGGTTCCTTTTTCGCTCTCTTGTAGCCCTGGACGCTATCCAGAGTGCCAAAAATATCAAGGTAGCCATCCTCCCTCCTGTAGTTGCATGTCTCAAGAGCTACCGCTTCGCCAATCCTTGCGCCACTAACAAAAAGGAACTCGGCAAGGATTGCGTTTCTGTAGGTGCGTTTCTGTTTTCGTAATTCTGCCAGAAGTGGTAGTAGTTCAGTGTCTATCTCTAGAAACTTATTTCTTATCTTGTCGTAATCTTCCATCGTTTGTTGTTTCTTGGGAAGTTTTGCTTGCCTTGCAGGGTTGCTAGGAATATAACCAACGGTGCAAGCGTAATCGAAGGTTAGATTCAATATAGATTTAACACGCTCAAGGATTGAACGTGGAATATCGGCATCATTAATAAAGCGTTGGATATAGTGTGTATCAATGTTTGCTATTTTGACATCTATAGCGAAATTCTCTGCAACATATCTGACGTTGCTAGTCATGGAACTGATAGAAGTCCTACGAATTCCCTTCTTGTGAAATTCCCACCATTCATCCAACACGTCGTTAAATGATGCGTCGGTAGTGTTTAAACCAGCCATCTTCTCAGCTATCTTATCATCCAGTAAGCGTTGAGCTTCTTTCTTTGCTCGATTTGAGCCACTGTTAAGCGTAACAGACACCCGTTTCCATTTCTCGGTATAAGCATCCTTGTATCTTTCGAAATATTTATATTTTCCGTTTGGTAATTGTTCTACCCACATTGTCATATCTCCTTGATTTTGGTAAAATGGGTACAGAAAAAGAAAACATAACCTTGTTGGTTTGCCTTACTGTTAGTGTATTTTCTGTTTTCTATTTTCTGTGATGCATAAGCTCTATAATCTAACTTTGGCGAGGGAGATTATAGGGCTTTTTTAGTAGTTTCAAATATTCATGTTTTACGAATGTCTCATCACAAATTGTGGTGAGATTATATTTTTTCATAAAACGAACGTAGTTAAAGTCATCCAAGGATTCATTTTCGAGCAATCCACGGATCATGTCTCTGTTAGCTTGAGCTTCGTATTTCTCACGCAAACGCTCATAGTCTTTAGAGTTCTGCTCTAGGTGGCCTAATTCATGTAAAATGACCTTTAAACGTATTTCTGGGGCTAAATCCCCATTGATATAAACCACCCTGTTTATCGGGTCGATAAAGCCGTTTCGTGACCACTCGTGAGAACTAAACTCACAGATAGAGACATTGAACTGCTCAAGCAATTCTTTTTCAGTCATAGCACCTCACACCAGTTTCTATAGAAAAAGCAAAAGAACCAATTCGACAAACGAACTGGCTCTTTTTAGACGTTTTGTTCCCTTACACTTGCGCACGCACAAGCCATAGGGCGCTGAACTTAATCAGTCTTCCACTAAAAATAGTTTACAAAATGTTTTACTTATTGTCAATGATTTTACAAAAAATAGTAAACATTTTAACCAGTTCTGGCGTTTTTGTGTAATCAGATGCATACCTTTGCATTCGGTCGATAAGATTTTGGATCTTTAAACCTTGATGATATTGGACCGCAGTGGAACAGTAGGCATTTGATAAGGCAATGAGTGAAAGAAGGTCATTCACTTTGCGGTATTGACGATATTTGAGAACGCCCTTTTGTCTAGCAAACGTATTAACTACGGCGTTAACTCTATTCAATTTTTCATCATCTCTAAATACATTTACCATCAGGACATTATTGTGAGCGCAAGCGTTTCTGAGATGTCTCGAGTTATCACCTAACGTCACAGCCTTTTGAAGAGAGCTGGGATTATACTTATCAAAATAAAGCCTTACTAATTTTAACAAGCAGCCATAATCCATGTGCTCCATTAATGCCCAAATCGGGATATCAGCTCCACGTTTTAGAAACATATCTTTTTGATATCGAGATTGTCTGAATCGATTGTAGGTACTGTTATAGTATGTTGGGTAATTGACGGCAAATTCTTGAACAATGGTATAACCATCTTCATCGGGATTGTTAGTGATTAATCTAGATAACTCGACTTTTATAAAGTGTTCTACATTAATAGCAATATCTAGAAGCGTATCTCGCAAATACATATCAATTGTGGCTAAATCTACAAGGTGCTGAAAATCAAGGTGTTGATATTTCCCGTTTTTCTTTTTAAAATTTTTTCTAAAAGCAGAGACTTTATAGTAGTAGTTGTTCTTTTCTAAAAAAGTAATGGCTTTCCCTTTTGACATAAGTTCAAAAGCAACCCCGTTGTTGTCAAGCAAAGCAACCAAATCTCTATAAGATTGTTTGGATTTGCGAACCATACTATTTCTCCTTGCTACTCATGTAACCAGCGATTATGCCACGAATGGCACGTTTATCTTCCTCTGTAAGAGGTTTACCGTCGAACATCATCGCATTATCGATGATGTTATCGATGTCGTGGGCATTGGTTGGTTGTGAATCTTTAGTCATAGGGACATCATACCCCATGAGCCATGCTTCAGACACACCCAACGTTCTAGCAAGCAGCACCAACTTTTCTTGGTCTGGTGTTGATTTCCCATTGATATATTGAGACAAAGCACTCTTTCCAAGTTTAACGCCCAGTTCCTTTTGATGTACTTTTGAAAGGGAAATTACGTCAACTTGTTTTAAATTTCGTTCGCTCATCACTTGTTGCAAACGTGAAGCAGTAGTATTTTTCATATTTTTTTCCTTTTCCTTTATGGCTTTATTATATAGTAGAAAATAAAAAAGTTCAAGAAAAATCGAAAAAAAGTTCAAAAAATTGAACAAAAACTGTTGACAAATAAAAAGAGAAGGATTAAAATAAAACCATAAAGTTCAAGAGATTGAACTTAGAAAGGAGAACTCAATGAGATTTGACTACGCTAAATTAAAAGGTCGTATCAAAGAAAAATACGGAACTCAAGAAGATTTCGCAAAAGCTATCGGCATTACTCCGACAACGATTTCATTCAAAATCAACGGGAAAGCAAAGTGGCAACAAGACGAAATTGTGAAGGCAGCTAGATTATTAGAAATCTCAAAAGATGAGATTATTGAATATTTTTTTAACTATGAAGTTCAAGAACTTGAACTAAATAATTAAAATTATGAAAGGAGCAAAGATGAAAGAACCATACAAGTACCTTGAAATCTCTGGCAATATTGCTGGACGTATTGAACTGGAAACAGAAAAAGACCTACTTGTCCGTAGAGCGATGGTCATTGATGGACACATCGGTTTATGCGAACAAGCGGTCTACGTTGATAAGAAAGTGCTAGATAGCTACTGGGTCAAGATTGTAGAGTTATCTGCCATTCCTGAAACCATCAACAGCGTTGACAGCACTGATTTGGTTAGGAAATGGTTGAACATGTAGATTGACAGTATCATGTCCATTGACATACTCAACGCATTTCACCAAGTAATGCTCAGATTTATGATCTGCTGACTTAGCAATGACAGAACCGATAGTAGGAATAGTGGGCAATGTCATTGGTGCAGGTTCAACATGACCATTAATCATAATGTGACAAGTAATCATAGTTATCCTCCTTTCTGACTATATTATAGCAGGAATGGAGGTTAGAAACAGAAAGGAGTAAGAATGAATGAAATAACATTGTCTAACAACCTTTCTCAAATTGAATTAGAAATAAGACACCACCAAAAATTAGCTGGTGAATCAATTTGGGAAATTGGAAGGCGATTAAACCATGTTAAAGAAAACAATTTAACTCATGGGCAATTCGGTGAGTGGATCGAAAAACAAGGAATCAAAATCCGAGAGGCTCAACGGTTTATGAAAGTGGCGAAAGAAGTACCAAATACGACAACGTTGTCGCATTTGGGTGCTACCGCCCTCTACCTCATCACAACGCTTCCAGAGGAAGAAAAACAAGAGCAAATCGAAAAGATTGAGCAAGGCGACACACCAACGGTCAGAGAACTGCAAGAGGTGAAGAAAAAGCTCAGACTCAAAGACCAAGCACTCGAAGCGGTTAAAGGCGAGTTGGAGCGCACTAGACTTGTCAAACCAACTGAAAAGGTGATTGAAAAGGAAGTTATTCCAGACGATTATAAAGCTACGCAAGAACTAAATAAGCGACTACTAGCAAAAAACAAAGAGCTTTCAGATAGCGAACAAGCGGCTAACGAACGAGTGCAATTTATTGAATCACAACTCAAAGAGCTAATGAATCAACGTCAAGAGGTTGACGAAAAATCAGCCAAATACGACGAATTGACAAGAGCTATTGAGCAGTCGCAAGGGCAATTAGACAGCTACCAAAAACAGGTATCTGCTTACCGCCACACTATCAACTTTTTGGAAAAAGGAAACAATTTCCTTGCTAACTTTGGCGGTGTTGCATTTTTGGATATTAAGCCAGCATTAAACAATCCGAAAGTTAGAACCGAGCTTGAAACATTCCTAACTATGCTTAACAGTCTCAGCCGTAGCGTTTCGGAGATACTGGAACAAGACGATGTAATCGAAGGAGAAATTTTATGACATACGACATTATCGGTCAAAGCAAAGACCACGCAAGACAAGTGTCACACCTAGCAGTTACTAGAAACATGCTAGATGCACTTGAAAACCATGAGGAGCGTATCGCTAACCTAGAAGACAACATGAGAGTGAACGCTGCACAAGAAATTAAATTAACCAACCTTGTAAACAGCAAGATTGTTGGATTGTTAGAAGGCAAGAAAAGCAAGGCTTACCGTGATAATCATATTCGTGCTAAAGCATACCACGCCATCAACAAAGAAATCATTAATCGTTTCGGTGTGAGACGCAAAGAAATTCCTGCTAAAGAATTTAAGAATGCTGTTATCTTCATCGAAAATTGGGGGTTGAGCGACCAAGAACTCAAAGACGAGATTTTTGCAGCTAACCATCAAATGAGTCTGTTTGAAGCGTAGATAAAAAAAGGAGCAAAAATGAAGCAATTAAAACTAAGTATTAAACCTAAACGAGAACCAAGTGAGGGACAAATTCTTAATTCTTCAGGGTATTCAATAAAAATCAACGACTGGGAATTAGGACGTGGCGTTACTGATTTTAAGTTAGAAATGTCAGCGAGCAAAAAACCAAAAGCCACCATCACATTTACACCAAGCGTTATTGATGTCGATGAGATGATGGCAGTTGCAGGAGTTCAAACATCACTGTCTGAACTCAATGAATAGACCGCTGAAATCTTCCTTGAGCAAGCCAGTAATTTGACCAGATGAAATCAGTTGTTTAGCAGTATCTTTGAAATCATCTTCATCAAATTCTGGATCGTAGAAGTCGTGCGCTGTACCTGCTGGGATAGTTGGTTCAAGTGCAGCAAATTTAAGGATTCTATCAGCTAGAGCTTGGTTAAAACTCACGATTTTTCCTCCTTTCGTTAGGATAAGTCGATTATATCAGAAAGGACTACCAATGGAAATTACCTACA